TGCTTTGACCATATACTCTTTACCGTGCTTTTTAACACCAGTGTGATACTGTAAGCCTGACTCTTCTAAATCATCTGGGCCTAGTGATTTTGCTTTAGTTGCTTCGCCTACTAGATTATAAATGTATGGAAATACATCAGCTAGTTCTTCGTTAAACTGCTTAATAGTTAATTCGTCGATCCAGTTTTCTTTTACGTCTGCTGGTACATCTTCCATAATAGGTGCTTCATATGCTGCAAATGCTTCTGCATAGTATGCTGGCTTTTGAAGTGATGCAATTGTTTTCTTGACTGTACTAATACGCTCTTTAACAACATCAACATACTCACTTAGGCTCTCTGCCATTACAGCTGAACGGCCCATGTAGTTTTTAAACTTGCGTAGTTTTGCCATTTCTTCTGATAACCCTACAATATGTTTGCCAAAGTCATCATATGTGTTTCCGCCTTCAGCAACATGTCTTGCCATTGCTCTAGCACCACTTAGGTGTTTGAATGGATAACGGAATCTTTCACCGTCAGCACTTTCAATATAAATTTTACCAATTTTTTGTGTACGCCCTGTCGCACTTTCTTGATTAATACCTTCTGTATGTTTAATTACAATACGTGCTTCACCAACTTTTTGGTAGCTAATACGGCTAGTGCCATAAAGTTTTGATTCTGTCATCTTTTCTTCCCCAGAAGTTTTTGCTAAAAATCTATAATCTCTTTTTTGTAAGTTTGATTTAGTGATGTCTCTTACACTATAGTCTAA